CCTGCAAAGACGCTTTATATATACCGAGTTTGTCTATAATCCCCGTTACTTTAAAAACCCTTTTATCCGTATCCTTATTGGTCTACGTAACTCTTGGTATGTTATCCACAGGAAATTCATTTATATCTTAGACCCCCTTATGCCAGAGACTCTTTTACCTGCTTTGACAGCTAAGTTCTTGAAGAAACACGTAGTTATAGACATCTCTGATGAGTGGCTTGAATCTACCACTGGTTGGGTGAGAAAATACGTCGCTTTCATAGAACCTCGTCTCGCAAGGTGGTTTCCCCTCATTATCGTTCCTTGTGAATACTTGTATGAGAAGTTTTCTAAAATGACCGACTCTACTTTAATTAAGTTGACCAACGGAGTAAACCCTACCGAGTTCAAACTCATTCCTAAGGGTGAAGCACGAAAGAAACTTAATTTTAGACCTGATGACAAGATTATGCTTGCAATAGGGAATACTTTCGGGGGAGAGAGGCGTGCCCTTCTCTGGAAAGTCTATAACGAAGTCAAAGCGTTAGACCCTAAAGTCATCTTGATTGCTGGGACCTATATTCCGAAAGAAGACCTTCCGTATTACTTAGGTGCTTGCGACCATGCCCTTTTTCCTACTAACGGGGCGAAGAATGAACTGGCGTGCTGTTCGATACGTGTAATGACCTACATAAATGCCGAGAAAGTCATCGCTACTGATGACTCGCCTTCCGAATGGCACACCATCTTAGAGAATTTCGACTGTGGACTGATGGGTAAAGACCTTCCTAAGAAGATAATTCGGTTTTTTAATGACAAAAAACTAAGAAAAAGACTGGAAAAGAACGTAAAACGAGCCAAAAACGCTTTACAATGGGACAATTTAATAGAGGTTTTCATTGATAACTGCACAGGAACTTGAACAAAAGATAAGTAATGACCCCCTTTCGTGGGGATTTTTTTATTTTCCGCACCATTTCCGTTCACATTCGCCTTCTTTTCACCACAAGATTCTAAAAGAAGCCCAAAAGAACCTCTTATTAGTCATTGGAGCACCACGGGAGAGTTCAAAAACGACTATTTTAGGGTTTCTCTATCCACTTCACTGTATTTCATATAAGAAAAAACGTTTTATCGTCATCATAACCTCTGTTTACACTAAGTCTTGCGGTGTTTTAGACGCAATGAAGAAAGAAATCAAAGACAACGAGCTTTTTAAGGGAGATTTCCCTATTTCTATCCCTAGAGACGCTGAAGGAGACTCTATATTCCGTTTTCCTGACGGTTTTGAAGTGAGAGTCCTCTGTAAGGGACGAGACCAAGTCGGTGACGTAAGAGGGGAGAAGTTTGGGGCATATAGACCCGACCTCATTATTATAGACGACGTTGAGGACGATAAGATGGTTACCAATCCAGAACGCCGACAGGAACTTCAAGACTTATTTGACCAAGTTATTATGTTTGCAGGCGAAAGAGGGCTTACCCAGATTATCGTTATCGGGACCATACTTCACGACGACAGCCAACTGGCTAAACTTCTATCTTCAGAGAAATATCCAGAGTTCCGCAAACTTAAATATCAAGGACGAAATATCGTTAAAGGTGAAAAACAAAGTCTTTGGGAAGCCAAATGGACGGTAGCAGATTTAGACCGTATGGAAAGAAACGACCCTGTGTCTTTTGCTAAAGAAATTCAGAACGACCCTGTAAGCGGTATGATGACTAAATTCCGAAAAGAGGACTTTCGTTACTGGAAGATAGAGAACTTAGAATATGTCCTTTATGGGGCAGAGGGGGAAGTAACCGCCAGGGGAGAGTTGGAACATTGCAAGGCAGCAATCGCCTGTGACTTGGCTTGGGAAGAAAAGAGAGAAAGTGACTACTCCGTTATTCTTCCTGCGTTCTTAACTCATAATGCCGATTTACTTGTAGATACCTATTTTTGTAAGAAAGCGATGAAACCCAACGAGATAGAAGAAATCCTTTTCACTATGGAAAATCGTCTGCGTTCTCTTACTAATAATTCGGTTTTCATCGGATTTGAGAAAGCCAAGTTAGAGAAAGTAATGAAATGGCTCTTAAAAGATGCTATGCGTAGGCGAAATCACTATCTTCTTTTTAAAGACTTACAATGGGACTTAGACAAGATACAACGTATCGTCACCCGTTTGCAACCCCGTTATCACCAACACGTCATCTATCACCGTTCTGGTATGGGGGAACTTGAACATCAACTTTTAAGAGTCCCTTCAGGAACTCACGATGACTTACCTGACGCCTTACAGGGAGTGGTGCAAATCTTGGAGTATCCCAGACAAATACCCAAGAAGACTCAAGAGGAAGATGAGTTTGAATGGTGGAGAAATAGGGCGATTGAAGCCAAGAACCCCAAGAAGAAACATTATATTTATGGACGTAAAGGGCATCGTTTTGAGATACCAGCACAAGTGGCTTATAAGTGACACTTAATGTAGTTTTTTTGACATTTAGGAGAAAATAGTATTAACTTGGTTTAAAGGAGTGTTATGCCAGAAGACAAAATACCAAAAGATAGACTTATTGCTTTAAAGAATGAAATAGTAATGGCGGAAAAGATGAATGAGGAGGAACTTGAGCCCATAATGGCAGAGGCATTGAGCCGTTATATGGGTGAGTTCGTTCCAGATTTCGGTATGGATTGGGATATAGTCCTGAATGAAGTTTATCCCATTATACAAAACAATCTTCCGTCAATTTTTTTCCGCAATCCCCGTGCCTTTCTAAAACCCCGCAACAAGACTTTCATCGCTAAGAAAAGAGACCCTGTTTCTGGGAAGATGGTTGAGATGGAACTTGACTCCCAAAAATCAGCACGCACACAGGAAGACCTTTTGAATTATATGCTCGTAGAAATTAAATACAAAAAGGAAACCCGCAAGGTCTTATTGGATGCACTCTTATTCCCCCACGCTGTATTGTGGCACGGATACAAGGGTGACTTTGGTATGACCGACGAACAGTCCATTTTCATTAAAGACGAACAGATTTTCGTAAAAAGAATTTCTCCCCTGCGTTTTATCTATGACCCCGCAGTGACGATGTCTAATCTGGAAGATGCACGTTGGGTAGGTCGTATTATTGATATGCCCTTACAAGATTTAATTGATGACAAGGAACTTGATGTAGATAAGGAATTAAAAGGAAAAAAAGGATATGGCGACAGGATAGGAACTAAAACTGCCACGGTGTTATTAAAAAAACAGGGCGAGAAAGTTGATTATGTAAAAATCAACGCCTTAAGGAAACCTATGCTTGAGTCCGCATCTAAAGAATATCAGGACTCCGACAGTTCAAGGTTCGTGAAAGTTTATGAGTTATTTGTAAGACCGACCAAACAGGAAAAGAATGAAGGAAAGAATGGTTGGATACTTTTACTCACTGATGAACAATTCAAACCCTTGCGTGTGAATGAATGGTCTATTAAGGCAGAGGGTTTTCCTATAGCAATCTTACAGTTCAACGAATTAAATGATTCTATGTTCGGGCTTGCAGATGTGGATACTTACTCACAGGCAGCCGACCAGAAAAACGCAATCATAAATTTACAGTTAAGAAACGCACAAGAGAATTCAAAAGTATGGGTAGGTATTTCTAAAGAGGGTGCTAACGAAGAAGATATCTCACACGTGCAGAAAGGCGACCAGACCATAGTTCTTTTTGAAAGTGGTAATCCCAGAGACCGAATGTTTGTGGCTTCTCCAGGTGGTCAGGCAAGTTCAGAACTTTATCTTATAGACCAAAGAATCCAAAAAAACTTAGAGGATAAATCTGGGGTAACTGACCTCAAAAGAGGTTTCCTGCAATCAGGCGAAGAATCAGCAGCGTCAGTTAAATTAAGAGCAGCAGGAGGCGGAGCAAGACCCGCCTATCGTCAGGATATTATGGCTGACTTTCTTAAAGATTCACTTCATTATCTTAACCAACTGAACAAACAATTCTTACCTTATGATAAGGCAGTTCGCATTATCGGTAGTTTAGATTTAGAGTGGTCAGATACCCCAAGCAAAGAAGAAATCCAAGCCGACACCGACGTAGAGTTAGATGTAATAAGTATGCTTCCTGAGAATCCAGAAAAAGAACTCACACAACTAAATACTATTCTTGCTTTGATGATGGAAGCGTTACAGAGACCAGCAATACTTACCAAGATTCAACAAGAGGGAAAGACATTTAATATCGCACCATTAGTGGAACAGATGTTGACCCGTATGAAATTAAGAGACCCAGAAATATTCAGGAATATTAAACCAGAGGAAAGTCAGGGATTTGTCAGTGTTCAAGAAGTGAGAAAAGCCAAAGCCAACGTAACGGCTTCTGTTACTGGTCAACAAATTCCTTATCCGCCAACACCGCAGGATGACCACGTGGCACAACTGGAAGTTTATACTTCGGTTAAAGAAATTCTTGATTTGGCGGGGCAGGTTTCCGACGCACTCAATCAGTTAATTCAGATACATATGGCACTATTACAACAGGCACAGGAACAACAGGCAACTCCTGGTTCAATGATAAAGTTAAGCCAACCTAAAATGCAGACGGTAGGTAATGCCTAATATAATCGTTAAGGAATATTCACACTGGAACAGAGCTCTTGGTAAATACATATCTTCAAAGAAACAATACGACGAGGAAATGAAAAAGGGCGGATTTGTTAGTTTCGATAAAGGTTGTGAATTGGCGGATAGAGCAAGGGAGAACCTACATAAAGATTATAAAGAATTATCTCCTTTGGCACTTGGAATTATCAAGTCTGCCCGACTTATGTCAGATAAAAAAGGGAATATCAAGCCCAGCGACAAACTTATAGACGGGATGAAAAAGGTCGGATTGAGATTTGATATTCCCGATTGGTTACCGTCTCATTATAGGAGATAAATATGCCCTTTAAATCAGTAAAACAAAGAAAATTTATGTGGGCAAAACATCCAGAGATAGCAGAAAAATGGACTAAAAAATATGGTTCTAAAGTGAAAAGAGATAAAGGTTTCTATGGGCATACAGAATGCCAGAGGTTATTCTAATGCGACTTATTGAAATTCAATCAGGGATAAGTATTAACATTGACCATATAGACGGCATTAAAGAAATGGGAGATAACTGCGAAGTCTATGTGGGAAAAAATACCTACCTTTCCACACTTCCATACACTACCTTATTACAGATGTTAAAAATGGAGAATGTCGTGGATAAGGGTTTATCTAAAGATGATGAAATGGCAAGGACAATGAAAAAAATGGGTGAAGTCCTTGAAAAAAGCCAACACTGGGTTGGATAAGTAACACTAACCTTTAAAGGAGTGACTTATGGAGTTGCAGACGAATGTCAAAAGCGGGGAAGTAAAAATTTCAGAAGGTTCTCCCGTAGTAACACAGGTAGTAACAAAAGAACCAGATTTAGTAACAAGGGTTTCGCAGGTTAAAGTAGAAGAACCGAAACCAGAAGTAAAAGAACCAGAGTTTGATTTTAAAGAGATTGATAAGATACAAGACCCTACGGCAAAGGAATATGCCGAGAAAGCATACAAATCTTTCCAACGGGGATTTAACCAAAAGTTTCAGGAACTTGCGGAGATACGCAAATCCTATGAAGCAAAGACGGCTGATACCTCTAACTGGACACCAGAGAGAGTTCAGTCATTACTTAATGATAACAACTTTGTTAATGCAGCAAAATCGGTAATGGCGAGTCAAGCACCAACAACCTTTGAGGGAACTCAAGAGGAGTGGTCAGGACTTTCTGAAACGGATAAAGTTAAGTTTCATAATATGGAACAGGAAATCCATATGTTGAAACAACAGAATTTCCAATCAAAGAGAGTTCAAGAAGATGAGTCATTAAAAACCAAGTATGGTAATTACAAGCCCGAAGCCATAGACATACTTACCGCAGATTTACTGGCAAACAGGGTTCAAGCTACCAGAGAACATCTGTGGAAAGTATATGACTATGATGAAGCAGTAAGGCGTGCATATGAACTTGGTAAGGAAGACAG